TATTTCTACACATGCAGATAATGAGGAAATCTATATTCTTACACCCTCTGCTGATATATCAGTTTTCTTACCTGCTGCATCTGCTTGTGGAAGTGGTTACAAGTATCAAATCAAGAATCTTGGTGATTATACTCTGACAATAACTCCTGACTCGACAGCAAGCGAATATATAGACTTTTCAACACAAACAACTTTCGACATTGTGCAATATGAAAGTGTAACACTTGTTTCTGATGGCTCAAATAACCGTTGGTTCATTATTTAAGGAGACAATTATGACTTTTGTTCATAAACTTGGCTCGTTACAAATAGCAATAGCTGACTTAAGTAATAGTTACGCAAGTGGCACAAGCTCGCCTTATGGGCTTAGCAATGCAGTCGGTAATTTGTCGCTATCAATTAGCGGATCTGACAGTGACGAAATAACACTATTAAGAGGTCGATATGTGCTTTATGCTGTTCCCTACGTCACAACAACAGCTAATGTACAATTTACCTGGCAGTCTGACGAAAGTGGTTCATTTGCAGACGTTGGGAAAGTTGGAAAAGTTCCGATAACAGGGGATGGAACGGGCCAAAACTCAGCAGCAGTTTATGCTTTTGACGTCACTTCAAGCGTCAAAGTTCGATTGAGATTAACTACACTTGGTGGCTCAGCTACTGACTCAGGTGGTTATGTGAGAATTAGTAGAGGTGATCTATGACTTTTTTAAAACGGCCAGCATTAGGGCTTGTTTTTTCATACGGCGGCAATAACAAATTAAGTGTAGACCAGATTGGTTTTGCAGATGTTCTAGACAGTGGTGCTGTATATAAATCATCAGATCGTAGCACTACATTCAGCACTCCGATTTTAGGTATTAGTCGAATCTGTGCAAATGAATCTCAGGCAACATCATTAAGGCTTTCTCAATATTGCGCTAGTGATAATGAGACAGACACAACAGAAAGAAAATATGTTTTTAGCGGCCGAACATGTGATGAGAATGATACTCAGTACATGAAAGGGGATTCTGAAAGCTATTGCAGAAATAATGTGGTCAAGATCTATGAAAATTATACTGCTGTTAGCACTCGTCAGTTTAGCTGGCTCGATTGGACTCATTTAGAATACTACAGAGTGACTAAATAAGGATTAATTATGACATTTTTAAGAATGCACAAGCTAAAGCTAAGTCAGCATATTTTCACATGTACTGACAGTCAAAGCAGGAGCACAGCGAGCGCTATTGTGGGTTTAGGTTCAACTATTTACACCCAGCAAAATTATTTTAACTATACTCCAACAGTCAGCACAACAGACGATAGAATTACTTTGCCAGCAGGCAAATATTATCTTGAATGTGCATTGAGTGTGAAACGTGCAGCGGGGGGTACTTGGAATATTGAATATTATTGGCGGTCGTATGATTCAAGTTCAACAACATATACGACGATTGGTCATGAGGGCAGAGAAAACGGGATGATCAACTCAGGCAATCCCTACAAAAATCAAATTGCTACGGCCTACATTGAAAGTGGGAGTAGTATTGAGTTATCAATGTGGGCGGAGGGTTCAGCCTCTTTTGTCATAAATCCAACGGATGCATACACAGTTCCTAACTATGGAGGCAAGTCAAGACTTGCAGTGTGGAGAATAGAATGATTGAACAATTATTAGTGAATAGAGAAACGATACCCTATGCAATCGCCTGTTTTTGCATCGTTCTCGCTTTAGTGATTGGGTACATGTTCGGCTATCAAGAGCCCAGTGCTGTCTGTGCTGAGTACATCGTCCAAGAGCGAGAGGCTACGAGCAAAGCAATTCAATTGAATGAAGAATTGACGCTCTGTAGATCAACCAAAACAGGTGGCGTAGTGATTGATTGCAAGCGCGTTTGTGATGAGCAGACTAAGAAAGCGCTTGACAATTACAAGTCTATAGCTTGCGAGGATTGAGCATGAACTTTTTTTTAAGCGTTGTGATGTTCATGACTCCGCTCGTTGATATACCAGCCACAGCAATTTGGCTTGGCAAGGGTATTGAAATAATTCAAGGAGAGAAAATCAAAGCTGGCGAAGTGGCATCAACAACAAAGATGATGCTGTCAATTCATGATTTCGTTCGTCTAAAATCAGCAATGGAAAGCTCAACTGATTTGTGTTCGTGGGCGATTACTGAGACAGCAAACGAGTGCATGAAAGGCGCAAAGCGACAGCTTGACATTGCGCTGAATCGCGAGTCAAGTCAGAAAGATTTGTTAACAGCTTATGAACACAGATTGAAACAAACTGAGTCCGCATTGAATGATTCTGAAAACTATAATAAAATACTTCTATATGTGAGCGGTGGCTTAGCTATTATAGCAGCTTCGACAACAACACTGTTTATTGCAAAGAAGTGAAATTATGGACAGCATGAATCCAATTGACATTGGTCAACTTTTAGCGCTTGCGGCTTTTTGGTTCTCAACTGTAAAAGACAAAGCTTCAAAAGCTGAAGAGCTTGGACAGATGAAGCAACAGATCAAATCTCTTGAAACTCGTGCTTCAAATGTCGATGCGCAATTGAATGAAATCAACACAAAGCTTAATCAGCTCGTTGAAAGCAATGCCAGGCTTGAAACGCAACTGACGTTGTTAATCAATCAACAGTGAAAGACAAGCATTTAAAAGTTCGCATTCAACAGTGTGAATTGATCGCTTCAAGCTCTCCTTGCCCACGTCGCAAAGTGGGCGCAATCATCATTGACCCTTTGACTAATGTCATCATCAGTGAGGGATATAACGGCACACCAAGAGGAAGCCTAAATCACTTTTGCGGAGGCGCAACTTGCAAGCGTGATGAACAAGCAATTGAAAGCGGAGCACAGAATGACATTGGCTGTCATCATGCAGAAATGAACGCTATTCTAAACGCTACAAGGACAGGTAATTCAACACTTGGAAAGTGGCTTATTGTTAATTGTGATCCTTGTTTAATGTGTGCAAAAGCAATTCATCACGCTGGCATTGTCAAAGTGTATTGTCCGCAGCGGACAAGCTCAGGACTATCATATTTACATGAAAACAACGTCAAGCTTGTCTCAATTGAAACATAGGTCAAAGAACTCGTTGACTTTGTTCCAGTCGTTTTTCTTCATGTACACCATCAGTCTTTGAGCTTCATTCATGTACTCGTCCGGTATTCGATCAAGTTCAGCGATAAGCTCAGCGTAAGCGGGTTCACAGATTCGAGGGCCATAAACGTCAGGAGGACAGTCTGCAAGCTTTGGGTATTGTGCGACAAAGCCAGCGTGAACACCATCGACCGCTTCCTTGTTTTCATGAAGCCACCAATTCGTAAAATCTGACCAGCTTCTACGAATGACATCATGCTTGATGAAGCTGTAAAAAGCGTCTTCAAGTTCTTCAGGAGTCATGTCTGCTGGATCAAGCTTCTGTCGATTCAATCGGCCCTGGGCCGCTTCTCTTGAAATATTATGCTCGTCGATTACGTCCCAAAACTCTTGCTCGTTACTGAATGACCAAACTGTCTTGGCTTCAGCTTTTACTTCAGTTTTTTTTTGCGCTTGCTGCGGTGCTTGCTCTTGCTTTGGTGCTTGACGCTTCGGTGCTTGACGCTTTGGTGCTGGCTGCTTAACGTTGATCTCTTCACCAAGTGAGTCAGCGCTGATTTGCGCTCGCTCGTCATCACTCATGTTTGTGTTGTCTGCGATCTCGTCAGCTGAATAAATACCACTAACAGCGTCTGGAAATGTCGCACGAAGTCCCATTGTCAAGACTCTTGATCTAAGCATTTGCAAAGGCATTTGACGCCAGTTTCGATTGTTGGTCAATCCTTGCGCTTGCGCCATCTCAAATGTGTATTGAAACGTGTGGACAATGTCAGCTGGCTCATCTGTTCTTGCAAACTCCATTGTGCATTGTTGAGCTGACCAAGACGCAATGCGCATGAAACGAACAAGTCCTGAGTTGCGACAGATGCCAGCCATTGCGTCAGCATTCAAGCTTGGCTTGCCTCTTAGACAATATGCTTGAGTAGACACAAGGCCCATATCAAAATTGAAATGATGACCAAAAGCAGAGTGACATTTAAGCAAGTCTTTTGGCTTGTCATCACCTAAAAGTGTTGCAATATCTTTGGCTTCTTCAAGAGTATTTGGAATATAAATTGACTTCATGTTGTGTTCTCCCTTTATTGTTTTATTAGTATTGATAGTCAGCTGTTTGATAATCACGAGCGTCATCAAGTTTGTCTTGCCATTGCTCTATATTAACAACACACCAAGCTCTGATGTTGTTGTATGTAGGTTCAGCATTGACGAGCATTTGCTTTCGTGTGTAACTCATACCGCCATTGATCACATTTGCGCATTCATCAGCTGGTGCATAGCCGCCAAAGCTCATCATTGCAAAAAGCAATGGCGCAAAGATTAAAGCGATTAAGCAGCCAAGTTTAAAGTCTTCAATTAATTGATTGTCAGCATTCATGTCAGTGCCCTTGTTTAGTTGTTTAGTTCTCTTGCTGCTTTTCTGTCGAGTTCAGCATTTAGTTCTTCTTCATATTGAGCAATGTCGTCTTGTTCTTGATCATCGTTCTCAGCTTCATAATTGTCTTGATGTTTGATGCGATGTAGTTCAATACGCATTGCAATTGATAGTGTCGTTGTGTCCATGTCAGTTGTCCTTATTGTAAAAAGTCTTGTGCTGTAAACTCATTATCAAGAACAAGCTTGCTGGCGATCTCTGCGAGCTTGTGAGCAAGTACAATTTGATTTGCTGTCTTTGCGAGTTGCTCCGCAAGTTCAGAACTTGGCTTTGATTGATTGCTTAGTATTCTTGATAAGTAAGAAACCTGTGTTCCTGACAGCTCTGCGAGCGTGCTCAGTCTTACCATTGATTTTAATTGCTTGCGTTTCTCTTCAGTCATTGTTTTGCTCCATTTTATCTTGTAAAGATTTCTTCAAGCCCTTAATGTTTGACTTTTTGCCATCAATGAAAATTGGTGCTGTTGAACGATTGAAGCGGCAAGAGATATCACAGTAAAGCTTTGCTTTGATTTCACGACCAAGATAATCAACACCTTCAAGACTTAAATCAAAACGAGAGTGTGCTTGCTTACGACCGCTTGCATTTAAAAAACGAGCGTTTGTTTTTTTCATTTGCTGCATTTCACTGATAAAAAAATTAATTTCTTGGTTAGTAAGTTTTTTCATTACCGCTTCTCCTGTGCTGGCGATCTGTTGAACATGATGAAGATTTATCAGACTAAAAAAGCATAGTCAAGTTTTTTTGTAGTAAAAAATAATTGTAGACAAAATGAAGTTGAGGTGATAAATCTTGTTCACTATATAAGGGAGAAATGAAATGACTACACAAAAGAACGGTCTTGCACTCAAAGACCAATTAAGTCTTCAGGTAATGAAGCGACGTGACATCACAGCATCAGCAAAGCTTGTTTTAATCGGTATACTCTCAAGAGTTGACTGGGCAACTTGGGAAAGCTCAAAAGGCTTCAAGAATGTATCTCAGAGAGATCTTGCTGACATCTGTGGTTTAACGCTCCCAACAGTTGGCAAGGCAATTCAAAAGCTGGAGAGTTTGAGCTTAATTCAGCGTGATGTATTCAAAGCTACAAAGCGGACAGCACCACCGACGAAAGTCAACATAAAGCTTATCCAAGAGTACAAAGCAACTAAGATCAAGCGCTACAAAAGCAAGACTAAAGCCAAGCCAAGCTTCAAGCTTGAAGAAATCAAAACTATGTCACAGGGTGACAAAGGAATTAAGTCACTCAGTGACAAAGAAAATAGGTCACTCAATGACAAAGGAAACAGGTCACTATCAATAGAGAGCGAGAATATTACAATAAAATATCAATATATAAACATGACACTGGGTCAAGAGTGTATTGAAGATTCTGCTTTGAATGAAGATGCTTCAGACTGGGGAGTTCGTAACTCTTATCTCTGGGGAGGTCATTTGGAGAATGATCTTTTGATTTCTTCTCACTCTGACATATACTCTGACACTGACATTGACACTGACAACGACAAGGACAATTAACATGAAAAGCTTAGCAAGCGAAGTTCACAAGATCACTCGACATCTTGAAGAGTTCAAACGATTACGGGCCAATATGCCAAAAGCAGAAAAGCCAAAGGTGGTTTTCAAAGACTTCAGGAATCTGAATCATGACAATCTTGAAGATCACGACATGATCCATCAAGCCGCAGCTTACTTCAAAACTAAACAGATTCCATACTGTGGAAGATGTGGCGAGGGATTTATCTACTCGGTTTGTGAACTGGGTAATAGATTTGCAACAATTTGTAAATACTGCGAGCGACCGAGACGACGATTGAAAAAGCTGAATGATCTTCAATTACCCTATGATGCAATCGGTATGCATCTAGGCCGCTATGAGTTTGACTCTCAAGAGCAATTCGACAGAGTGAAGACGCTTGTGACTTGGCTGAACACTCCAAAAGATCAAAGAGCTGATGTCAGTCCAAGCATTTATCTTTATGGCTCACCTGGCAATGGCAAAACTTCATTGCTTTATGCACTCGCAAGACAAGCGGTGTTTTCTGATCATCGAGTCATGTTTACAACTCATACTCAATTGATTGATCAAATCAAAAGAACGTTCAAAGGCAATAATGACAATCCCCTTGATCAGTGGCTTGCAAAAGTTGACTTGCTTTTGTTTGACGAGTTTGGTGGTATTGGCGGCGGCGCAAATATGACTGAATGGTTCAAAGCCACAACGATTGACATTATTCAAAGAATCTATGAACGTTGGGCCGCTGGCAAACTGAGTATTGTCATGACAACGAATCTGACTCCAAACGAGCTATTCAACAAAGCTTTGAATAAAAACAAAGCTGGCGCAAGTCGACTACAGGCAATGTTCAAGAAGCCAATTCATATGCAAGGCCGAGATAGACGAGGGGACAACGGAGACTTGTCAGCGTGGGGGGTGAAATAACTCTTGAAACTATTTTGAGTTTGTTTTAAATTGTTCGTCTAGCTTATCTATTCACAATTTATTAATTAATTAATGTTAAACATTTTTGACTTAGTTAGTTGTGAGCCTTTTGTTGAGTATGAGATCTTAATTCTTGAATAGATAAGCTTTTTTTTATTTTTATGTCTTATTCCTTGTTAACAAAGCGTTAACATAATAGCGGGGGTAATTCATGAATAAAGAACATCAATTAAAAATGATCGGTTTTAGAGTATGTTCAGAAGTGAAAGCTGACTTATCAGCTATTGCACAGACTGAACAAATGCAATTGTCAAAGGTTGCTAGAATACTACTGGGGATCGGAATTGATGAGTATCGAAAAGCTAAAACAAGAGCTGGAGCAAGCTCAAATCTACTACAACTTCTGGACAGAAAATAGACATTTACCGACAGCCGCACAGTCAGCGGATTATTTCGCTGGGAGGCTTGTCAAACTCAGGAAAGAAATAACAGATGGCGAGAAGCATCAACACAATCATGATTCAAGGCGATGTTGTCGAAGCGCCAAAGATCGAACAGAATAAATACACTCAGTTCTTGCAATTCAAAGTCAGAACTATTGAAAGCTATGTTGACAAAGATCAACAAGCTAAGCAGCACATTGAAATACATGAAGTTCGTGTGTTTGGCCAACTTGGTCGAATGCTCGCAGAGACTACCCAACAAGGCGACACAATACTTGTTGAGGGAGCATTGAAGAGCTTTGACAAGCAATTCTATGTCAATGTGAAATCAATCAAAACTGTGATCAAAGCAGATGGCACAATGCCAGGCAATGATGTTGATCGAAGACTACCAACACGAAAGATTTAAGAGGGAGAAAAAAAGACATGAATGCAACACTGAGCAATTCTCAACAAATTGGCTTATTGTTTGAAAAAAACATGGCTGAAAACTTTGAATTGTGTGACTTGATTCTAGATAGAACTAAAGACACAGACTTTAAATATATTGCTGATTTTATTGAAAGTGACACAAACAGTCTAATTGAAGTGAAATCACACAGGATTCCAACTTTAGAGTCTGAATCAACTATCGACTCATTCTCAAAAAAAATTAGAGATGATATTAAAAGATCATCTCAATCAAATGGTCATAAAAGTGGCTTACTTTGGCAGCTGATCGAGATGGGAAAAAGTGCAAATTGCAGTTTGGCGATATTGGGGATTTATAGCGAGTTTGTCAATAAGGTGATTCAAGACCTGGCAACTGACGGGCTTGACGCAAGTGATCACTTTTTTGCTTATAAAGTTTTAATCAATCATAACAACATAATTACTTATCAGACGCTGACGCATGAACTTTTTTGGGATTATATCGCTGAATCAAAAAGCGTGATTGAGTTTGCTGGTCGGATTAAACAAGCAGTAAATCAACATAAGAACAATGAGAACTCAGGTCAATGTGATGGCTTGAGGGAGTTTGTCAAAGATCTTGATCTTGGCTTAACATCTGATCAGATTGATCAATACTTCACACAAATAATCACTCAAAACATTGAGCCATTAAGCTGGGTGCAAGAGGCGCAAGAACAGATTACATTTGAAGCAACAGAGATCGAAAGCAATCTTTCAGAAGATATGCCATTCTCAAAAAGCGAACTAGCTTTGATTGAAGATGCAATTCGTAGTGGTGAACCTTTTGAAGACATTTCAAGAAAGCTTGGAAAAAGTCAGCCTTATCTTTATGGCTGCTTGAAGCCTGAAAACAACAAGGGCTTGCACTGGGACAACTTTAGGAATTGGATCAATCCTATTTTAAATGAAAGCGAGCATATTCAAACACCTTTTGAATGGGCTTCGGATTCATTCAAAGAAAAACTTTATAATCATATATGCAGTCGCTTACATGGGCAATTAGCATTAAGTGGCAGATTGAAAAGTCAAATCGAACAATTTAAACAAGAGCTTGAACAAAAGGAAAATATCATGAATCAACAAGAGGACAAAGGCTTAAGCCAACTTCAAAAAGAAGCGTATGAAGCGGAAATTGAAAGACTGAAAAGCTTTACACAAGGCCAGCCAACAAAGCCTAAAAGTGACGAAGTTCAAGCTGATGAACTACAAAAAAAGATAGATACAATGAATCAAAGATATGACTGGCTAGGCGATGAATTATCAAGAAACGAGCGAATCATTGAAGGCTTATTGCTCTTAATTGAAAAGCTAAAATGATAACAAAGGAAGAAAGTCTTGACGCTGTTATCTTCAGTCAAAAGAAACTTAAGGAACTCAAAGTGAAAGTTGACTATCAGATCAGAATGCTTGCTATTCAGTATAAAAAACTAGGTTTCAGTTTTGGGCAGATTGCAGACACTTTCAACAAGGCTGGCTTGACTACTCCAAAAAACAACAGTCAATTCACACCAGATGCAGTTGCGAAGCTGATTAAGGAGAAACCAACTAATGAGTAAAATTTATCAAGATGGTAATGGGAGCGCAAAGCTGATTGACTTTATGGGAAGTGACAAGCGTATTGTTGACGCAGCTCGTGTTTCGTTTCTCAAAGATGATCATGCTGAAACGCAACTGACAGACAGAGACAAGAAGCTGATCACGTTTCTTGCTTCACACAATCACACTTCACCTTTTGAACATTGCATTGCTACATTCATCTTGATCGTTCCTATGTTTGTTCGTTCTCAAATCATGAGGCATAGAACATTCTCATACAATGAAGTAAGCAGGCGGTACACTTCAGAGCGCATTGACTTTTGGAAGCCTAGTCAGATGAGGGGACAAGCAAAAGACAATCTTCAGTGTTCAGATGGAGTTGTTGAATCAAGTGAAGCTGAAAGCGCATTCAAGCTTGCGACTGAGTTCAGTCTTGCTAGTTATCAACAATTGCTTAATGCTGGTGTTTCTCGTGAAATCGCTCGTGGTGTCTTGCCACAATCGACATATACAACATTCTATATGACAGGCAATCTCCACAACTGGATTAAGTTTATCAAACTCAGGAATCATGAACATGCACAGCCTGAGACAAAAGACATCGCTGAGCAGATTCAACGAGCGCTTGAAAAGTGCTTTCCAATTTCAATGTCAGCTTACTTTGATTCTAGTGCTGAGTTATCATAAATTAAGGTAACTACTTTTTAGAATCGAGTGATTAAATGAATGATGAGTATTTAAAGCTTTTCTGTGTGAAACTCTATCAAGATGGCTTCTCTGTTAATGAGATTCAAAAAGCGATTATCACAAATCATGACATTGTGATGTTGCTTGATGATGTTCAGAGCTTGCTTGATGAAGCTTTGACTGAACAAGACGAACAAAAACGCACACGCACGAGGCAGGAACAAGTGCTTCATGCACTCTGTGAGATCAAAAAAAGACTCGTTGATACTGATTGCTCTCCGCTTCACAAAGAGAGTGAAGAGCTATATCAAACAATTTGGCAAGCAATAGGTGAGCATTATGGCTGGGACAAAACAGACATCGAAGACACAGAAGACCAGGACTAAACGCAAGGGGAAAGCCCAGATTCAACGAGAGAAAAAACAAGAACTTCTCTTGGATAACATCAGAGCTGGTATGTCAATTCATGCCGCTTGCACTCAGGCTGGAGTTGGTCGTACAACGCACTATGACTGGTATGAAAAGAACGCTGCATATGCTGAAGAAGTTGATGCTGCAATTGGCTATTCAGAAGCGGTCATGCTCGCAAGGCTTGACAGGTGCATTGATGACAAGATGGACTGGCGTGGCTGGGCTTGGCGTTTGTCAAAGCGCTTTCCTGAGTACTATGGCGACTTGAAGCAAATTGAAATGAATGTTTCAAAAAAGTCTGATGGCTCTGAAGAAGTACTCAGCATGATGAAGCAACTTGAAGAGCAAATGCAAAATAAAGAAAGCCTAGCCTCGCCTAGGGAGAACACAGACGAAAGCTAGGCTTCATTGACATGAATACAACGACAGCTGTATACAACTAGAAAACTAGATCAAATCATGACTGAAATCAAACTAAATCCACTTCAGCTTGAAATCATAAGAGGCATAACACGCAAAGACAAAGTGATTGCGGCCCGTTGTGGCTGGGGTTCAGGCAAGACATCAGCGCTTGTGTTCTCCATTCTTTACTTGTCAAAAACAAGGCCTGGCACTTCATCGCTTTTAGTCACTGACACAACACCAAGATACAATTCAGTCTTGATGCCTGAAATGCAAAAGTGGCTTAGTCCTCTTGGCTGGACATATAACCACACTATGAAACAATGGACTGACAACAACAATGGTTCAACTGTTTGGTGTCGGAGCTACTTTCGACCAGGCACAAGAGAAGCAACGCACAACCCGCTTGAGGGTTTAAACGTCACAAGCGGAGTATGCTTAATTGATGAATGTCAAACGTTAACAATGGAAGTGGCACATAAAGCACTTGGTCGTCTTCGAGCTGGGCCTAGTCCAATCTTGATCTTAGTTGGCTTGCCTGTCGTCGATGCTTGGTGGGTCAATATGGCAGAGAATCAAGGCTTAACACCTTTACTTTTTAGTTCATATGTCAACCAAGACAATCTCGCTGATGAATGGTTTGAAGCGACCAAGATGCTGCCTCCTGACGAACGAGAAGCGATGATCATGAATAAACCAAAGCCACCAACAGGTTTAATTTATTCAGAGTTTAACGAAGCAAGCCATGTCATTGACAATTGGCAATATAAAGAAAGCATGACAGGGCGCATTGCTATTGACTGGGGATTTAGGAAGCCATCAGTCTTGATCATTGCATATGATGAAGAGCTTGACGCATCTGTCATTTGTCATGAAATCAATCCGCAAGAGGTGACAACCGACCAACTAACAACGCTAATCTTGTCCATTGCGTGGCCTCGATCATTGAAGAGTCAAGCACCAGGCAAGCGCATTTGGCTTGATGCTGGCGTTGCTGACAAAGCTGGTAAAGCTCGCAATGACCAAACAGGCAAGAGCGCATTCAGAGTTATGCGACAAGAACCGCCAAAAGGAATTGGTGTCCCTTTACGTCATACAAGCGACCCTATCAAAGTTGACATCTTGAACGGAGTCCAAAGACTTAAACGTGCTTTCAATTCAAAGCGCTACTTAATCACCAAAGAAGTGTGGGACAAAGGCGAGCGAGTAAGTGGAAATAGCATAAGAAAAGCAATCTTGTCTTATGCTTGGGACAACAAAGAGCAGCCAAAAAAAGATGGTCGTGAAGATCCACTTGACGCTTTAAGATATGATTGCATCATGTTCAATTGGCATGAGAGCGCACTTGATAAACAGTATAAGCCAAGACGCTCTGTTGCTGTTAGAAATAGAAATGTTAAAGTTGGAGGATCACAAACAAGGAGCTTCTGAATGGAACTCATCGAAACAAAGCTTGCAATAGTCCTGCTTGATCTAATTGGCTCAACAAGATTCGTTCAGTCAGTAGGCGCAATGAAAGCGGCACAATGGCTTCAATATCATGACAGGCTGACAAGGTCGCTGATCTATAAGTTCAACGGTCGAGAGATTGATAGATCAGATGGCTTCTTGCTGAGCTTTCAGCGACCAATTGACGCTGTAAACTTTGCGCTGATTTATCAAGAAACGATTCCACAAAAAACAAGGCTTGGCTGTCGAATTGGCATACACTGGGGGGTCATTGTCGAAGTCAAACAGGCTGAAATATACACGATGACAGGAGCAAAGAGTATTGAACTTGAGGGGATCTCAAAGAACATAGCAGCAAGAACAATGTCACTTTGTCAAGCTGGTCAAGTGTTGCTGACAGCTGAGGCAATGAAAGCAATTAAAGGCAGAACAAACAGCTTTACGCCAAAGGGGACAAGATACGCTTGCGCTGGTGAATACAAGTTCAAGGGAGTCAAACAGACACAATTGATTTATACAGTTGGCGCAACAATTGAATCATTGCAGCCACCGCCTGGAGGTGACAAAGTCAAGCGTGTTGCTGGGCCAAAGAAGATCAAAAGCAAGATGCGAGACAGAAAATTAAAAGAGTGGTTGATATGGTTTTATGTTCGCTTCTGTTTGATCATGCTGTTCTATACTGCATCAGTAACAGTTCCAATTTTGATTGATCCACACGCAAGACGCATGAATGAACTACAAGACTATTTCTTTTGGATTGATCACGTTCTTGAGTTTATCATGATGTTTTTACAAGGTGTATTATGAATTCAATCGAAGATAGACAAGAAGCTAAAGAGTTTTCAAAAGATGTCAAAGCAAGACGAGGCTGGTGGTTTAGCGTCATGTTTTTGCTGTTGATTGTTGGCTTGATCTTGTTCCTGACATATGTCAAAATTGTTGATGAAAATCGTGATGTTCTTGTTGGTATTCTTGGTGTGATCACAGGTTCAATTTCTTCAATGGTCGCAATTGCAAGCGGCCGAGATCCGTCTGAAGTTGAAGAGCTCAAAGACAAACTAGCTTCGGCAAATGCTGACAGGGAAGCTTTGATTGCAAGATTGCGTGATGCACAAATACAAATGCAATTGAAGACTGATCAGCTCATGGAATTGCAAGGCGCAGTCATTGACAAGCTTTCAATGTTCAGTGGTCAGAAGCCGATTAAAACAAGGTCTGTTAATCAAGTGATTCTTGATCCAACTGTTGAAGAATGGATACCAAAAAAGTAATTGACATAGACAAAAGACAGACTTAAAAAACTTTTGTCATGTTGAACAAGAATGACAGAAAAGCCACTGATTGCCGTCGGTGGCTTTTTTTATATCTACAGAAAACACTTGCAACATACTGAACAAGCTTTTATTGCTAAATTGTTGTTCAGTGTTTATATTGTTTGTAAGCACAATAGAACTCAAAGGGGTGCTAATGTCTTATGATCAAACAAAAGAGCGTTCTCCGAAGCATATGAGAGCCTTAACACCCAGATTCACAACAAGAGGGATCACAGGCACACAGTTAAGCGGTGGAATGATCACAGGCAAAGAGCAGAATCCAAAACTAACTGGGTTAAATTGGGTTCAAGAAGCTGAGGAAATGTTGAGAACTGATCCAATTGTCAGACGTTCTTGGCACATGCTTCGTCAAACTTTAATGTCAGCATCATGGCGCTTTGAGCCAGGCATTGAAAACGATGCATTGGCTGACGAGTTGGCAAGATACGCAAATGAAGCATTTGGCTTTGATGGTTATGCTGGTCAAATGACTTTAAGCTGGGAAGATCAACTGGCATACTTATTCGAGTTTGTGCCAGTTGGCTATAGATACGCTGAAGAAGTTTATAGAGTTGGCCCTTGCGCAAATGGCAACATCAAAGTTTGGCTTGATCACTATGCAGACAGAGAGCCATCAGCACACCAAAAGTGGCTAAGTCGAGACAATCAAAATCTTGATGGAGTTCTTCAGAATGTTGTTGGGTTGACATATACACCTGAGCCAATACCATCGAATAAGCTTTTGCTTTTGACGCTGAATAAAACGGGGTCAAACTTTGAGGGCGTCGGTATGCTTCGGCCTGTGTGGTGGTGGTGGAGAACAAAGCAAAGAGTCAGCAACTTAATGTGTGTCGGTCTTGATCGCTGGGCTGTGCCAACTCCAAAAGTAAAAGTTGATCGCTCGCAAGCTGAATCACTTGGCTTAACCGATGGAGACATTGATGCAATGGTCAATGATGCTGAGGCACAAGCACAACTCTTCATCAGCGCTGAACAATCCTATCTAGTTGAAAACGATGCTGTTAGTTTTGACACTTACGCAGCACAGCCAAACTTATATGCAAGCGGGCCGCTTGAGATCATCACAAAATGTGACTCTCAAATGTCAGCGGCTTTTTTGACTCAGTTTGCAGATCTTGGCAACACCGAGACTGGCGCAAGGTCAGTTGGTGAAATACATCTGTCAGTTTTCAGACGAGCAGCGATCAATCTTTGTGATCTTGTCGCAAGCCAAGTCAGCGGAGTTGACAGACGTGGCGGCGGCACAATTGGCCGCTTGATTCGGTGGAACTATGGCCTAGTCGATCCAAGCAAACTACCAAAGCTGACACACACAGGACTTGACACAGATGATCTTGCTGAAAGTCTTGGCATGTTACCTGGCCTTGTTCAAGCTGGCTTGCTTACTCCCGATGATGAACTTGAGCGAGCAATCAGAGAACGTCTTGGAGCCGGTGATTTACCTGAAGACGCTCAGCGCTCAGCACTTGAAAGGACTGCAAGCCTAAGCGGTGGCGGTGGCGTTTCAGCACTTGCTGAACAACTCATCAAGCGGAGGAAGCGCAATGTCTAAGAAGCGAACTCAGGCACAAACGCCAGCGCCAAAAAAAGACCAAGTTAAAGGAAGCGCAAAGAATCCAAAGGGAAGTGCAAGCGGTTCACGAGGTGGAATCAAGATCAGTGATCAAGCTGTCAAGTCACTCGAAAACATGAGAGACAAGCACAATGACAGATACAAAGCTAAAAGCAAAAAGGTTGATCTAGGCACACTTAAAGCAGTGTTTAGGCGTGGCGCTGGAGCTTTTTCAGTTAGTCATAGACCTGGCATGAATCGTACTCAGTGGGCGCTTGCTCGTGTTAAAGCTTTCTTAAAACTTGTTGGCACAGGTGAGAGAAAAAAAGCATACAACACAGATCTTGACTTGTTGCCAAAGGGACACCCGCAAAGAACTGAAGCCAAAGCTGAAGCGCTTTCGATTCCTGACAAATACAGTCACATTGACTTCACTCCGCCAAAGGGAGCGCAAGAAGCGGCAAAACGAGCGCTTGAAGTCAGAGCAAGCAAGCCACCAAGTCAACGAGGCATGACTGACGTTGGTATTGCAAGAGCAAGAGACTTGGCAAACGGAAAGCGCTTGTCACCTGACACAGTCAAAAGAATGCTTGCTTATTTCACACGCCATGAAGTCGATAAGCAGGGTTCAACGTGGAGTGACAAAGGCAAAGGTTGGCAAGCTTGGAATGGCTGGGGCGGTGACGCTGGATTCTCATTTGCAAGGAAAGTTGTGAATCAAATGAAACGTGCTGATGAAAAAGCGACAAGTCTTCGTGCTTATGGTGAAGCAATTCAACTCAATCATTTAGGTGAACCAAGTTATGATTTGCCTGATGGATTGACCATTGGAAAGCCATTCAAGACACTTGCTCTTGGTCAAGTCAGCTCACGAATGAATGGTGAAAATATCGGTCAAGAAATTGATCATGAGCTACTGTCTGAAATGATCAGAGTATTCAACGAGCGAAGACAAAGTGACCCTGTCATCATTGACTGGCAACATGCAACATCACCTTTTCAAGGTGGATCGCCAGCACCTCCCGAAAGTGGCAACGCTCTTGGATTGATCGTTGACCTTGAACTTCGTGAGGATGGCCTTTACGCAACACCAGCATACAATGAACGTGGCCTTGATGTAGTCAAGGCCGCTGGCGGTGTCCTGTGGTCAAGTCCTGAGTTTCTGAACGGTGAAGTCTTCTCAAGAGATGGCGGTTCAAAAGTCGGAGACGCTCAACTTTTAGCAATTACACTCACCCCCAGACCTGCACAATCTAACGATAAAATTGGCAGGGTACTTTTAAACGAAAGGATAAACTCAATGGACAACATTGAAAGCTTATCTGTTGAAGAACTTCGCCAAATGCTCGTTGCTAAAGACGCTTTGGTCAAGGAACTTGAACAAAAGATGAAAGACATGATGAAAGAGTCTGAATCTGCAATGGTCGATAAAAAAGAAGAGGCCATGAAAGAAGAAGACGAAGACAAGAAAAAAAAGATGGCTGAGTCTAAAGACGAAGACAAAGAGAATAAACTTGCTCATAGTCCCGATCATGACGAGAAGAGAGAAGTCAAGAAGTCTTACAAGATGTCAGAGCAATTGTCTGAATCAACTTTACTCAGTGAAGTGACTGCACTTCGTGAGAGCAACGCTAAACTGTCAGAGCGTCTTGAAGCAATCGAAGCTGAAAAGCGTGAAGTCGAGAAGCGTGAAGCAATCAACAATCTTTTAAATGAAGGCAAAATCACACCATCAGAAGCGGCTGTTGCTGGCAAGGCTTTTGAATTGCGTGAATTGCAATCTGAGTTTTGGACTATGTTCAGCGAGCGACCAGCAAACAGCGCATTGCCTCTTGTTGAAGTTGGACATGGCGCAAGCGGTCAAGAGATCAACAAAGCAACTCTTGATCAAGAAGTTCGTAAGCTCGCAACTGAAAAAACAGTAAGTTATTCAGAAGCGCTTGAGCTATTCGCAAAATCTAATCCTGACTATTACAACAAAGTATTTGGAGCTTAATCATGAATAATAGCATTAAGACTTTCGTGGCAGATGGAGCAATCACTGAGTTTGCTCTTGTTTCAACAACAAACGCTGGTAAGGTCGCTGTGACTACTGCGGGCAGTGACTCACGTTGCATCGGTATTGCTCAAAGAGCTTGTGCTGATGGTGAAGTTGTTGACGTGCTTATTCAAGGTGAATCACGAGTGATTGTCGGTTCTGCTGGCTTAACTGCTGGTAATACACTTGTAATGGCGACCACAGCGGGCGCTGTTATTGCACACGCAACAACAGGCAATTATTCAATTGGCCAAATCTTACCGAATATCAACCAAGCTTCTTCAAGCGCTAATGAACAAGTATTGATCAAGTTCACTGGCCCTAGCAATCTAATTCCTTAAGGAGAGTTGAACAATGGCTTCCTCATATTCTAATTTACACCCAGTTGACCAGATCCTAACTAGCCTTGTACAAGAAGTAGTTCCAAGTGATAATCAACTCATTGCTGACAAGATCTTTGAAACAATCAAAGTACCTGAGCGCTCAGGCACTCTACTAGTTGAGAACACTAGAAACTTTATGGGTGCTGGAGCTGGTCTTGATCTTGAGCGAGCGCCAGGATCAAGCCGCACTTCAATTGGTGGCTTTGATCGCACTAGCCAAACTTTCAAAGCAAAGATCTATTCAGCGAGCGATTCAATCGCAATGGAGGACATCTTTGACAGTCAATATCCTGGCTCTGAAGAAGCTCGCATTGCAAAAAAAGTAGCTCGTGTTATGAAGCTTGCTCGTGAAAAACGTGCAGCTGATTTGCTTTTTGGTACAAACAACTTTAACAATGACACAGCAACAAACGAGTTTGGCGGCAAGTTCAACGCAGCTGGCGCTGAAGCTTTGAGCAATCTTCACGAATTAAAAGACACTGTCTTTGAAGCGGCTCATGGCATTAATCCCGACACTCTTGTTTTTGGTCGTCAACTCTTCAGAGAGCTTGCAAGAAATCCTGAAGTTCGTGGATATGTTCAAGTGGGTGGTACTCCAAACGGTATTGCAAGCGGTGAACGCATCTTGAATGATGAAGCGGTCATTGCTGTGCTTCGTGATGTTCTTGGTATTCCGAACATTTATGTTGGCCAAGCTCGTCAAGACAATGCGATTCCTGGCGCAACTAGTTCTGAATCTTACATTTGGACAGGTGACGCACTCTTTATGGGTATCTTAAAGGGTTCAGACGCTATTGTTCAGAAGTCAGGCAACGTCAAAGGAATGCCAGTTGCAGCTTTAAACTTATCATTTTCAAATATGGTCAGCGGTCAATATGACAGTCTCGACAGTACAAGAAGATATGTTTACGCTGAAGAAATTGGCACTTTCCACGCTGTTGACTCTTCTCTTGGTCGCATCATCACGGACTGTCTATAATCAGCGGTGAATCATGTCTTGTTCTTGTGGTCATCAACATACAAACGCAACTTTATTGGCTGAATCTGACGCTGATAAAGAAGCAATTGCTGATTTGACTCGACAAGCAAAAGCTGAGTCTGGGCCGATGGCCACACTGATCAGAGCAAGACGAGATCAATTAAAAGCTGAAGTGAAAGCTGAAGAGGCTTTTGCTAAAGCGTTAAAAACATCTGCAATTGATTTATCTAAAACAATCGAAGCCGCCATCAACACAGGACGTGTTCAATCCATACTTGGATACAATGACCAGCAATTATTGGAGTTCATACTTCAAAGCGGTCTTGGTCTTGCTGTTGATGAGTTTATAGAACAGACTGACTTAATAAGGCAAGCTGTCCAAAAATCAATTTCAGCAATTAAAGCTGACGTTAACTTTTCAGCAATCGCTTCTGACATGGAAGCAATACAAGCAATCACAGCGCAAACAGTTTTTGATGATGTTATACTTCCACCTGTGAAGAAAGGCATTGCGGAAAGCTTGCGTGATGTCATGCTTGAAGTACCATCGACAGTGATTGCGAGCAATTTACAACTTAAGCTTGAACGCTCTATAGGCCGCCAGCTAACAGAAGTAAAAACACAAATAAGTTCTTATGGTCGCTCGATCAATGCCGCTGTTGCTGAGCAAGCTGGACTTGATCACTATTTATACACTGGGCCAAAAGATGGAATAACAAGGCCATTCTGTCGACAGTTGATCAATCTCGTTGTGGACAAGCAACAGATGAACAAGCTTAACAATGGACAGGGCTTGTCTGTCTTAATCAGCGGTGGCGGTTATAATTGTAGGCACAGCTGGAGTCCTGTCAGTGAAGGCTTCATTGAAGCGGCCAACTTGACCAAAGCGAAATCAAGCGACATCACAAGAGCAAACGCAAAAGCAAAGAGGTAATCATGATCAAAGTAGCGACAGACGACAATTTGCTTTTTGAGTGGAACTCACCAGCACCAACAACAGGAGCGGTGACACTCGACATCTTTGGCGCTTCGGGTGATGTCAGTATCACATTAACACAAAGCAGAGCAGACTTGACTGTGACAGCTGTTGCAAATGACAGACGCACATTGACACTGAACGCAAGCGCAACAGCTCTCCAGTCTGATCAAGTCAGAGCATTCATCATCACAAATGGAGATTCGCACTTTGCTGTCAAGATCTCTCGAATCGTGGACACAACAGCAATACTTGCTGAACCGTTGCCAAGAGAGATTGACCTAAGCACAAGCGCAACACTTCAGTTTGCAATGTATTATGGCACAGTGACAACAGCGCAAGTGACAGACACACCAGGCTATTATCCATTTACAATTAGCTATACAGCTGATCTTGGAAGTCAGAATCAAGCACGAAGTGAAAAGGGGTTGATTAAAGTCACGAACAGGCCCTTTGACACTGGTCTTGATCATGACGAATTGGTCAACACGTTTGCAAATCTTGCAGACATGATTCCAAGAAGACAGTCAAGCTTTGAACCGCAAATCAAAGCGAGTCTTGAAGAGATGGTGCTGACAATCAGAAATCATTTAACAGCTGATGATATCACAGAAGATGAAGTATTCAATCCTGAAAGCTTCAAACTTGCTCACGCTTATTGTGCGGCCGCAAGAGTTTATGAACAAGCTCTTCAACTTGACGCAGCTCAAGCAATGAGAACACGCTGTGAAGAGTTGACAGATAAAGCACTTGCAACGATTTCGCTTGACCTTGATGGTGATGGCATTGTTGACAGCGGTGAAGAGATCTTGCCAAGAAGTGGAGGAAGCGCAAGAGACTTTCGTGCATCGTGGCGCTTTTACTCAAAGACAGCTAGTGATTCATTCTTTACACCAAAACGAGGTATGAAACACTGATGCAAGCAAGAGTAAACTTAAATCTACCCAGAGCGCTTTGGACAAGGCGAGACAGTCTCGTGCTTGCGTCGAATACACTTGCTTCAATCAAGATGAGGACAAGCAAGGGCATTGATGCAAATGGAAGAAGCTTCAGAGCATATTCAACGAGACCGCTTTATGTTGTGAAACGTGGCGCAAGACTCAAGCCAAAAGGTGGCCGATTGTCTCGCACTGGTAAAAGCGTGTTTTATCAAAAGGGCTATAGACAATACAAGCACGAGAGCAGACGACGAGGCACACCAGGTGAAAGCGCTGAAGTTGATCTAGTATTAAGCGGGAACATGCTCAACAACTTTGTTGTCAAGCAAGCAACAGCAAACGGATTCAAGATCGGTTTAACACAGCATGTAAACTATGGTTATAACGTCAACGCTGATCGTGAATTCATAGGTTTGACAGATCAAGAAGTTGACATTCTTGTAAGAGCTGTAGACTTTGATTTGCGGAGAAAACTACAATGACACAAGGTATCTTTTCAGCGCTTGAGTATTTAGAAAACTCAATTGAAGCAATCAATCCAAAGACTGATGCGCATCATGGCTTTGTTGCAATCAATCGTGGCGGTGGCTTCACAACAAGTTTAGAAGACAGGCCCAATTCAACACGCTACTTTGAACTTGCAATTGATGGCTTGCCAATTGACGATGGTGCGGCTGGCCTCAGTGGGCGCAAGCGTACAAGGATTCAATGTCGTGTTCGATATGACATACCTCATGACTCAGGATTCTTGACTAGACAAATCAATGAAGATGTTGCTGATTTAATCGACAAATTAAAAGGCCCACAATATTCACTAGCAACAACAGGCATAATTAGTTTGATTCCTCTTCAATCTACACTTGAAACAATACTTGATGACAGAGGTGAAGTCTTTGCTTATCTCTTGATTCTTCCTTTTGATCTTCTCTATTTGGAGTCTTAAAAATGGCAGTAACACACAGAAGTTTAAGCATTGCTGTTGAATCAAGTTTTGGTTCACTCGCAGCGTCAACAGGTTTACCAAGCTCAAGCGGCTTGACATTCATTTCAATTCCTTGCGAGCGTGACCCGATCGTGATTCCTGGTGAAGCGATTGTTTCAGATCGCAATGATGCAAGAGATGGTTCTTACAATGTGCCAAGTGAACCTGACACTGTGTACAGCTCAGGAAGTCGAGTCAGAAGAAGAACAGGACAAGTTGTCTGTCGAGTTGACTTGACAACCATCGGAAGTGCTGCAAGTGACTATTCAACAAACTATCTTGGCTACTTGCTTGGAGCTGGATTCAAAACAAAAGTTCCAAGTGTTCAAAGTGACTCTGTGACCGCTGTTGATGCTAACACTTACACACCGACAAGCGCTCCAGCTATTGCTGACATTGGAACTTTGATCAGTAGTTCAATCAATGGTCGTGCTGAATACTCAGCAATGACAGACAATGCAGACGCAAGCAGTGACGTGACAATCTCACCAGCTTTGTCTTCAAGCTCTTACACTGCAATTCGTGGTCTTCAAACTTGGTACACACCAAGCCGAACATTGACAGGTGATTATGAAAGCTCTGTTGCATTTCGTATTGATGGCGTGAACTTCAGAAGTGAAGCATTTGGCTGTGTTCTGGAAAGCTTAAACATCACGCTTGACAACGGTCGCTTGATGGGTGAATTCACTTTCCAAGCTGCTTACATCACAGATGATCATTCAAGCGCAACAGGCCCAGTTGAACCAACTTACAACAGCGGTTCAGCTCCATTGTTTAGAGGTGCTTATGTTGTTGTATCTTCAACAGCACCAAGTTCACTTACAAACGCAACAAGCGGTGACAAGCTTGGAAGAACAGCGCTTGACTGTGAAGACTTCAGCTTGACTTATACAAACACACTGACACCGATGGGACACAGCAATAGTATTCTTGCAATGTCAAACATGGAGATCAGCGACGTACAAGTTGAGCTGTCGTTGACTCTGTCAACAGTCAACACAACGATTGCTGATGACTTCTTCAATAGGACTGTCAGACAGGTTGTAGTTGGGACAGGGCCACAAGGCACTGGTCAAGGCTGTGCAATCATGCTTCCAGCGGCTATGCTGACAAGTGACCCTAGTGTTTACGATGTCTCAGGAAACGATATTGTCAGACAGCAACTAAACTACGTTCAATCAAGATATGCTGGAGACTTCTCTACAGCTGCTTATGAAGCAAACGCTGGCAACTCTCCATTTAGACTCGGCTTAGGAATTGGTGATTAAAATGGCTTTAAGCTTCTTAACTAGCTCAGATCAAACAATTGACATTGTCATCACAAGTGATGAGGGTGTCAAAGGTACAGACGAACAAAAGTCAGCGTATATTCAAAGCGGTGATCTTGATGAATTAGATTCTGTGAGTGATGATGCAACAAGATTCACAATCAAAGCATTGTCACCGAGCGAGCGTGAAGAAGCTGAAGTTGCTGCTGGTGCTTACACAAGAAGTGAACTTGGTCGCTTGTTGTGGGTTGAAGCGCCAACTGACTCAAAAGCTCGTGCTGTTTGGCATCATGGCTTGACTGATGAAGAGCGTGAAGCAATGGCAAATTATGAAGCCTACTTGAATCGAGTGTACTTTGAAATGATCAAAGCTTCATTGACTCACATTGACAATGAAGAAGCGAGCATTGAAAAGGTTCAATTGATCAGACCAGAATCTGCAAGAATCAAAGCAATCTCTGAATTGGTCGCACATATCCAAAGAATAAGTTTGCTCGGTATTTCGGGAAAATAGCACTGGCCTCTTCGGTTTGGCTTAGTCATTCGAGGGGGCGAGCTTGGTCATGCGAACAATGCCAAGCCAAAAAAGGTTTAAGAAGACTTCGTGGTAATTGTGGCGGAGCTTTTCAAAAAGGCTTGCCTATGCTTCAGACTGATGAACAAGGGCCATACTTGCCAGGTTATCGTGTCGCTCCTGACTGCGGTGAAGAGTATTCTGATTTAAGGATTCGCTCTTGTCCTGTTGCTTCAGCAAACAGACTCGCTTCAATCATTCAAGCATATCACAGACACAGAGCTGGACTCGCTGAGATTACGCACACATATCCAAAACCAACTTGCGCATTGCTTGAAGCGGTTGACGTGCTACACTCAAACACAGAAGAAGCGCATTATAGATCACAAGAACGTATGATGAAAGAAGCTCAGCATGGCAACAAATAGACGAATCGAAATTGACGTTGTTTTAAATACTGAACAAGTTGATCAAGGCTTCCAAGAAATCGAAGAGGGCGGCAAGGATCTAGGAAAAACTTTCACAGGAGTGGGTGAAACATTCACAGGTGTCAGCGGTGCAATCTCAAGTATGGGAGACACAGCAACACAAAAGCTTGGAGCGGTGGGAGCAACTGCACAAGGTGCAATTGGCTCAATTATGGCACTGGGTGATTCAGCAAGGACAACGGGCTTAAGTTTTGGCGCTTTACTTGGGCCGCTGGGTCTAGTCTCTGTTGCTGTTTTTGAAGTGGCCAAAGCGTGGCGAGATTATCAAGATGAAATCAATGGTGTAAACATCAGACATGATGCTTATATTGCTTCAGTATCTGAGTTGACTTCAGCGCTTGAAGAATTGGCAACTTATCAAGTTATACTCAATAATTCAGAAGTTGAGCGTTTGCAGAATCTCAGCATGACAGCCAAGCTTGACATTGAGGCGGCACAAGAAACAAGAGAGCGAAACGCATTAATTGACAAGCGCATATTCAGATTAGATAAGGAAATCAAAAAAGCAAAAGAGCGGCTGAAGACAAATCAAGCAATTCTAGAGGGTCAAAATAAATCAATTGCTTCATCAAGAATGCTTGAACAAGCCGCACTTGCAATGGCAAAGGCCCAAGCTGAAATAGAAAGTAAAGAGCGAACAAGGCTTAGACTAAGTGAAAAGCTAGCAAGAAAAGAAAAAGAAGCAATTGAACTTGGTCGAAGAGGTGCTGAAAACTTCGCAAAGTTTGAGGCTGAAAAAGAGCGTTTATTAAAGCGATCTCCAAAACTCAGAGGCGAACAACTTAATGCTGAAGCAAAGCTTTTGGAAGATGCAGCGCTTGAACAATTGAAGCTCAAAGAGCAAACTGAAAAGAATCTAACAACGATTGCAATCATTGAATCAAATCGAAGATTAAGAGAAATCAGAGCACAAGAAACATTAAGCAGAGAAATCAAAGCACAGGCTGAAAAAGCAGAGCAAAAACGTTTGATGCTTGAGCTTGCGCAGATTCAAAAGAATGCACAGATAAAAGCACAGCAAGAAGAAGCAAAACGAAGAGCACTTGCAGCCGCTAACAGAGCAAAGCGAATTGCTAAAGAACGGCAAACAGAAGCAGAGCTTGCTCAGATCCGAAGTCTTGAAATTGATCGTCTTCGTATAATGGGACTAGATCAAGAGAAGATTCTTGAGCTTCAATATAAACAAGAGTTGAAGCTTGCTAAAGATAACAATAATAAAAAGATTATAGCTTTCAAGCGATATAATAATGCTTTGACTCAGCTGACTATTGAACAGCGCAAGATAGATCAAGCTGAACAAGAGGCAAAAGATCGAGCTGAACAAGAGAGTAGAAAACGAAGACTTGAAGAAGAGAAAAGACTTGCTCAACACAGAGCAAACTTCATCTTTGAATCACAAGAGTTTGATGCACAACAGATCAGCAATCAAACAGAACGAGAGCTAAAACTTTTAGAACTTCGTTATGAAAAAGAATTAAGCTTAAACAAGCATACACAAGAAGAAATCACAGAGCTTCAGAGAAGACAATCAATAGAGCGTCAAAAGATCTTGGCTCAATCCTTAAATGCTTCAATTGATAAACTCAAGTCAATGAGTGAAGACTTGACAAGGTCTTCAGTCAGAGCGATATATCAAAGCCTTGTTGATGCTGGTGACTTTGATTTGCAGTTTGAAGAGTTGAGATACAACTTTGATCAAAATGTTGTCAAAGCTCGTGAAGAGATGGCGCAAGCTCAAGCCGCTAATGATATAAATCTTGTACGTCAAAAAGAAGAAGAAATTACAAACATCACAAAGGAGTTTGAAGCGGAGCGTCAAAAGCTCAGAGCGCAAGAGTCACAAACGCTTCCTTTGATGTTTGGTCAACTCTTAAAGGGACTAGGACAAGAGGCCGCTGTTGAGGCAATGATGGAAACAGCAAGAGGTATCGCAACAGCTTTCACAATGCCAGCTGTGTCAGCAAATCACTTCGCCGCCGCTGGAGTTTTTGCAAGTGCAGCCGCCGCCGCTGGCATCGGTGGCGCAGCTTTAACAAATAGCGCAAACACAGCAATGTCAAGAGCTGGCAGAGGTGCTGGATCTACTTCGCCGAGTGGATCACCAATGACATCAAGCACACCGCAACGAGAGCAAGCTGACACAAGTCAAATGGTGTTCAACATCAACTTTGGTGGCGCTGTGATCTATGATACACAAAGAGCAGCTGAACAAGCTCTTGCGGATCGAATCACAACACTGCAAAATACAAGAAGACGTGGAGCGCCAAGAAGAGGAGCAATGTAAATGCCTTTGAATAACCCAGCACCACAATTTGGACTTCTTGCATCTTGGGACATGAGAAGTTTTTCAGATCAAGAGCTTTTCACAAGGAGCGGTGGAAGCGTTGTTGACATGCCTGACTTCTCACAGGGGCAAGGCGTTTATGAAGACGTGCTTTTTTTCTTGAATAATCGAGAATCAAACAGCTCAGTGCATGGTACTGACCAACTTCAAACTGATGCAACTTTTGGCACTGCGTCAAGTTGGTCGATCTCAATCAGCGCTGATGACAAGATTCAAGTCAAAAGTGATGTTGACTTCACATTGACGCAAAGCGGAACTGATGACCCATTTGGCTTTGGTTCAAGTGAATTGAATGCAACGCTTGTTGGCTCTGAATATATTGTGACAGCTCCCAACGACTGGACAAGGGGACTGATTGAGCTTGAAGACGTACTTTACCAAATCGAAGAAGTTGTTGGCGCTGGCACATTCAGCTTTCCTTTAAACGTGCCTGACGTTCAAGACGTGACAACTTTTCTCAGAAAAAGTGAAAATGATGCTGATGATTTCAGCTTGACCAGCTTGACAGAGTTGGACAATACAGCGCAAAGCGAAACTGATATTTATTGGGCGATTGATAACGACGGCCATACTCATTGTTTTTATCCATCGAGCGCTGGAGATATAATATGGTCAAGCACAAAACTGAGAGATCAACTAGGCTTTACAGGCAACGAGACACCGACGACAAGCGGAGTCTACAAACGACTGACTTCAACTTTGGTGAATGCTGGGGCTTTGCTTCCAACAAGGCCATATCAGTCCTATCATCTGAGAGTGGAGAATGTCGGACAAAACCGCAGAAAAATTGGCGGCGGCTATGTTGCAAACTTTATCGGAAGTTATGTTGTCGGAGTCCTAAGCTTTGATCTTGATGCATTGCTTGATCAAGTTGACGACTATCGACATTTTATAAATCGTTTTTTGCCTTTAGTCGGGCCAGGAGAGCGAATCAACTTTTATCAAGGCTGGGGTGATTCAAGGCGAGCATTGACAACAGCTGAAGTTGTCGGAACTCAAAGCGCTTATGATTTGCTTTACACGAGCGAAGATAACGGAGATCAAGGAAGAATAAGAGCAAGTTTATTGACTGCTAATTATGATCTTGCTTATCCAACTAGACTGCGTAGACGTGTCCCTGTATCAATGGAGCTTGAACACCTATGAGCAATTCTTTTTCAAGTAGTCCTCAGCTTGTTGATCCTGGTCGTGTGTCAGCAAGTCAGACAATCAGAACAACAGAAGCATCAAAGCTTGGTGACTTGCAGAATTATGCATTTGCAAATGGCGGTTCTCATGATGTTGTCAATCAGCTTTGGGATGCTGAAGTCTTGAGAATTAACTCAACAACTAAAGTTCAAGTGTGTGAATGGTATATTGCAAGACCCAGCAACATTCATAATACATTCAAGTTCAGAGTCGCAGCACACACAACAAAAGCAAATGCAACTGTTGAATGTGAAATATACTTTCCTCTGTCAGGCAACAGTTACACAGCTTCAACAACAGTCAGTGATTCATCAAGATATGCAGCGCAATTTGATGAATTGACTGTGAACATCACAGCAAGTGAAAATGAAATGTTTGCTGTTTGTCGTTTTTATGTGACATCAATTGCAATCACTCACTATGTTGAAGTGGCTTCAGTTTGTGGAAGATGGTCACCATTGACTTCACCGCTCGCAACAGGAGCGCTTGAACAAGGTGATGATGAGTTCATACCTGTTGGCGCTTCAAGACTTGGTGCTGATCTCCCCTTGTCAGCTCGCTTTGGCGTTCAGACACTGAGCAACATTGAAATACTTCGCAAACGTGGCCGCTCTCTCTTCAATTGGTCAGGCAGCTCAAACACCATGACTGGCCACAATGCACCAGTTGGACTTGGCATATTCGACCAGCAAGTGATGTACTCAAACGTTGCTCTGTTTGCTGGCATGAATCAAATCAATCTTGATGTTGATGTATTCATAAACATTGCAAACTACACAGCCAACAAGTCTTATGACATCTTTGGTCATCAGCTGACACCAATTCAAAATGGCTGGAATAGCTTTGGGTTGAACTTGCGATTGAATGAACTTCAAATCAGCGATCAATTCAACATGTCAATGTATCAAGTTGGACTTGAAAACACGACACGCAACACAGAAACGCTATTAAGTCAGAATTACAAGCAAACTAATTCAGCAATGTACATCAAAGGCTTGTCAATTATAGGAGTGTGAAATGCTTATTCCAACAGCGTTTACAAAATTGCCAGCTCAAGAATCATGTCACAATAATCAAATTGTCTTCGGTGGCACAGTGGGACAAATGGCAAATGCTCTAGCTCAATTGACAAATTGTAAGTTTCTTGGTGAAGCACATTATCATGTTGGTCAACAAGTCTTACCAGCCATCGGTGGCATGATTAACTTTGGCTATGGCATAAGCGGATCAATCACAACATCAAATACTTATAACATACTTTATCAGTCAACAGCACTCAGTTCACACTTGGCTATCATTGTTCAATACAGAGCTTCAAACTTTGAGTTTGGCAACGTGTATTTAAACGTAAGCTTAAGAGATACAGCATCAAACAGCTATACAGGAACGATTCTTGATTATGGTATGAGGTTTCTTGAGGGTGTCGATTTAGACAATACAAGAGATGCTTTGAGCGTTGCTTTTTCAGGTACTACGCAAATCGAAGCACCGACGAATACAACACCCGAAGCGCCAAGACCTTTGTTTGTTCCAAGTGCAAACAGAGGCGAACTTTTGAACATTGTTGTTGAAGCAAATCTATTGTTGCCAGCCACCATTCATGTTTATGATGTTTTAATTCCAGAGGTGTCAACATGAGTATTTCAAGCGATCTTGGCCGACGAGTTTTTGCGCTTCAAGTCAGCGGTCTTGAATACCGTTTTCATAGCAATACGCCACCAACTTCAAGCAATCTTGACACCAATATTGCAACGTCAATTCCATACATTGACAGACAAGGCATTATCTCAGTTGGCGCTTTTAGCGCTTCGGTTGATCCCGCTGGAGGAATCGCACAATATAGCCCTTTGAGCATCACGCTACAAATTGACAAAAAAGCTGACTTGGGTGATCCTGGCATCATCTTTGGGAGGTGTGGCGCTAGGAGCGCAGGCACACGAACACAGTTGACAAGCACAGCAAACAGAACATCAACCATCTTCAACATTGATCAGAATCTTGCATCATTAACTTATCCAAGATTATTTCATGTAGGTTCAGAGACTGTCAGAGTGACAAACTACCTCAGCAACAGATTGTTTGTGTCTAATCGTGGAGTAGGTGACACTACACAGCAAAGTCACTCTGTTGATTTGGAGGGTTCATTTGTTCCTGAAGTCACAACTGAAATCACAACATTCAGAGGTAGGCGAGCCAAGCTTTTTGCGGCTCATCGGTATTCAGATGGAACAACAAGTGACTATGTTGAAATCATAAATGGCTTCATTGAACAGAGTCCAAACATTGAAGATGGTGACACAGTCTCTTTGTCAATTGTACCTTTGACAGCGCTGATTGATTCAGAGATTAGTGACAAGATTAATCAAACACAATTACTTCAAGACTTTCATTACTTCGATGGTCAATTTGGAAGCGTTCTTGAATATGCACTAAGCTTGAACTTCACAGCCGATGGTTCAACATTGCGCTTGCTCACAGATACAAGCGCATCAATCACAGCAAGCACGTTTCAAACAACTGTTGCTGTTGAGCGTGGTTTTCAAAACTTGCTTGATGACTTTGATGTTTCATTGCCAAGCGGACAAGATCGTGATGATTATTCATATGAGCACCCCAGATATCCAAAACTAAAAAGAACAACTGACAGCGCTCTTGATAGTGATTGCGTATTTCCAACAACGTTGACATTTGACACTGGCTTGCCAGGCTATGTTGTCAACGCAGACAGCACACCAAACAACGCTCTAAACGCAACAGAGATCACAAACACTGAAACATTTGAAGTGAAGCTTCCTCTTCATGAGATCAAGCAACATGAGCTTGGCAATGATGAAGTGAAGCGCTGGCCTGACGTAATTAATGACACACTTGACTCAGATGGCCCTAGTTCAACGCAAGGCTTGAGCGGTGGCTTTTTGAAGTGGCGCTTAAATGCTGACAATACAATCAGAGCAACAAAGCTCAGCAATTCACCGTTCACAAGCTCGCTTATTCTGTGGACTCATTACGCAAGATTTCGTCGATACTCACGAAGACAATCAGAACTATATTTAGCAAGGGCCATTCAAAATTGGTCAAGCTCAGGGACTAATTATCAACTAGACGACTTAAGCCGCTTGAACTATGCAATTGATATTGGCGAGGGCGATGACCCTTATTTGAACTCACCAAGACAGGGTGATCTTGGGTTCACTCGATCAGTGACAACGACATCAAGAACAGTTGGTGCAAGCGCTCAACTTCGTGATGTTGCTAAAGCCTACTATCAATTATATGAATCAGCCATATTAGTTGAAAACTCTCTTGGTTTACCAACGAGCGCAACAGCTGGCGTTGAATATGACATTGTTGTTTCATATTATGAGCGAGCAAGCGACACTGTGAAGACTCAGTCATTCAAAGCAACTCATCAGACAACAGCAACATTTGGCGGTTCAGATGTTGGATTCTTGATTCATATCAGTGACACCAACGACTTCTCAAACAATGTGAGCTTTGGTGACTGGACAGACAAAGAACGAACATTGATTTTCAAAGGCGCTTCATTGACTCGTGAAGATGTTGGCAGCGTCATGTTGAAGCTACTTGAGAGCGGTGGTGGTGGTCAAATCAACGGTGATTATGATGTTCTGAGTATGGGATTCAATATTCACTCAGATGATATAAATGAGCAAAGCTTTTTGGCCATCGGTTCAAGTTGTCCATTTACATTGTCAAGCACATTTGCTGGCAGTGGTGAAGACCTTAGAGGCACATTTGAAAGTTTATTAAAGCTTGTCGGTGCTGTCTTGATCATGAAACGTGATGAAGCAACAGGCCGCAGTAAAATCACGCTTCAAGCCATCGGTCAAGAACGTGAAGCTGATGTAAGCACAACAATCAACAGCGGTGACTGGCTCGCAGACACTCCGCCAACTTGGGACATTTATGATGATATTGTAACACAAATTAAATACGAGTTTGACTATGCTCCTGAGCAAGATAAATACTTAAGTGAAGTTATCTTCAACAATCAAGAAGCAATCAACCGATATGGCGGAGAGTCAAGCAAGATCACCCTGAGCTTGCCAGGAGTCACAAGCGCTGATGTTGGTCGATTCGCTGGGGATCGCTTCGCTCGCTTCTTGCCTACTTCAAACAGAATTTTTAACATTCTCAGCAATCCTCTTCGGCTTTGGCGTGGCTCAATTGGAAGCGGTGCAAGCATATTCTTAGATGTTGGTTCTTATGTTTCAGTATCAAGCCCGCATTTACGAGGCTATTCAGACAGCTATGGTGTGACAGATGGTATTGGCATGATTCGATCAATTCATCAAGAACTCATGAGTGAAGGCTGTGAACTTGAGATCATCACAACGGGCTTAGCTCCTGTTGCGTGGAACTCAACAGCTGAAGTCGAAGTGATTGACACAACAACAAGCGTGACTGTGTTCAATGACATTTATGGCACAGCTGACGACACTTTTTTCAAAGTTGGCGATGTTGTTGACTATGTTCCGAAAGGCGACCATGACAACGCAATCACAGGTCTTGAGATACAAGCGATCTCAGGAACATTTATAACTTTTACAAGCGCTCATGGTATAACTTCAACAGGTGGCACACTTGAGCCAACGACATATTCAAACGCAAGCGCTCGTCATCAAGCTGACGCTTATCTTGCTAATTCAAACGACATCATTGACACAACAGTTGAAGCAAAGGAGTTTTCATAATGCCTACAAAAGCAGATCTTGAAGCAAAGATTGAAGAGCAGAATCATATTATTCGAAGAACTCAAAGAGCGTTGAATCAAGCAATGCTCGATCTTGAACAACTTGAATCAAATGCATTTAAAGCAGATTATCCAACTCCAGCACTTTCTGAACAGACTCGTCAAGCTTTAGACAGAGCGCATTCAGAGTGGGAGCGTGTTGTCATTGACCCTGACTCAAGAGTTGACGCTTATTGCAAAAGTCGAGAGGGTTCAGGCTGGTCTTGGCAAGCTGATTACACCAAAAACGGACAATATGCATGGTGTGGTTTTTTTGCTGCTTTTTGTCACACAGCTGTGAAGTTCCCAATTCGTCAGAAGATCTTTCCAAGTTGCTATAGACTTTATAAAAATTGGTCTAAAACTTCTCGTTGCATTGATCATGCTAAAGTTCAGCCAGGTGATATTGTTGTTGTGTACTCAGCAAAGCGAGCACTTCAAGGTGATCATATCACTTTATGTGTTGACAACTCGACGCTGAAAGATGGCTACATCACAACGATTGAAGGCAATGCACATGGTACTTTGGGAGATGGCGAATATGGAGAGGGAGTCATTAAACGAGAGCGCAAGATTGAAGAGTTTGCACACGTTTATAGATTGCTTGGAGATGACTTCGATGAGTGAACAAACACTGACTGAAAAAGCGGGTGGGCGCAAAGCACTTGGTTTCTATGCTGCACTTGCTTGTTGTTTTATTCTTGCGCTACTCGATAAGGCACACACTGAAGTCTTAGGGCTGATTGATACATTGTTTTTCATCTACGCTGGCGCAAATGTCATGGCGAAACGTAACCTTTTGAAGAAAGAAGAAGAAAAAAATGAACAATAAAAAAGGGGTACAAAATCCAATTTCAGCTGGTCAAGTCTTCGGTGCTTACAATGCATCATCAGTCAATGACACTGACTGGCACTCACTTACAAGCAATGATTTCTATGATCCAATCTCAGGAACCCAGCTTGCAGATGGTCTTCAATTTGCTTATGCAAACTTGACAAGCTCTTCAACATCAACACTGAGCTTTTTCAAAGCGAGGGCGGCCGCTGGTGCTGGAGATGGCAAGACAAACACAGATGGCGTTGTTCCTGTGTTTGGTCGATTTGAAATTGATCTGCAAGCTTTACAAAATGGAACTGAAGTCACTTCAGTTGCATATGCAAAGGGCGCTGGCTCTGATCAAGTTGTCATCCTTTGTGGCTTTAATAAATAGGAGTTGAATCATGGCAATTAAGACAGATACATATTCAAGCACTGGTGGCGGTGGTGGTGGCTCTGACACTCTCGACGATGTCACGACACGAGGCGCAACAACAACGAACACAATCACAGTTGGTGGTGTTAGTGTCGGGACTGAATACAGTCTTCCAACTGTTGATGGTTCAGAAAATCAAGTTCTCCAAACAAATGGAAGTGGCTCTCTAAGCTTTGCAACTTTAGACTTCACAGGTGGTCTTGAATACAAGGGAACATTCAACGCAACAACAGGCTTGCCAAGTTTAGCAAACGCTGAAAAAGGTGATTATTATAAGATCTCAACAGGTGGCACAATTTACGGCCAAACTTGGGACGTAAACGACAGCTTGCTCATAAATGAAGATATGGGCGGTTCAATCACAAACAGCAAGATTGATAAGATTGACAATACTGAACCGACCAATGTTTTAATTACTACTAATAATTTAAGCGATCTTGATAATGCAGGGACAGCACGAACGAATCTTGGACTTGGTAACGTTGCAACGCTGACCACAGGTGTTTCAAATGGAAACGTGATTGTAGCGGACTCGACTGGTCTTCCTGCCATCGATGGTAGTCAGTTGACAGGTATAACAGCGACCGACTCAACCAAGTTGGCTATAGCTAACAATCTAAGCGATTTGAACAGTGCAAGCACAGCACGAACGAATCTTGGTCTTGGCAATGTAGCGACACTGTCAACAGGTGTAGCGAATGGAAACGTGATTGTAGCGGACTCTACTGGACTTCCTGCGATTGATGGTAGTCAGTTAACAGGGATCACAGCGACCGATTCAACAAAGCTCGCTATAGCTAACAACTTGAGCGATTTGAACAGTGCAAGCACAGCACGAACAAATCTTGGTCTTGGCAATGTAGCGACACTGTCAACAGGTGTAGCGAATGGAAACGTGATTGTAGCGGACTCTACTGGACTTCCTGCGATTGATGGTAGTCAGTTAACAGGTATCACAGCGACAGACTCAACCAAGTTGGCTATAGCTAACAACTTGAGCGATTTGAACAGTGCAAGCACAGCACGAACAAATCTTGGTCTTGGCAACGTTGCAACGCTGACCACAGGTGTTTCAAACGGAAACGTGATTGTAGCGGACTCTACTGGTCTTCCTGCGATTGATGGTAGTCAGTTGACAGGAGTGACAGCGACCGATTCAACAAAGCTCGCTATTGCTAACAACTTAAGTGATCTAAATAACGCAGGGACAGCACGAACCAATCTTGGCCTTGGTAATGTTGCAACGTTAACAACAGGAGTAGCAAATGGAAACGTAATTGTGGCGGACTCTACTGGTCTTCCTGCGATTGATGGTAGTCAGTTGACAGGAGTGACAGCGACCGATTCAACCAAGTTGGCTATAGCTAACAATCTAAGCGATCTAAACAACGCAGGGACAGCTAGGACTAATTTAGGTCTTGGCACAGCGTCAACAAGTGCAAGCACTGACTTTTTAAGCGCCACAGGTGCGGACTCGCTTGGTGGCAATATAGATGTCAACGGTCATGATATAGTCTCAAGCTCGAACGGTGATATTGAGATTGCTCCTGATGGAAACGGATCATTCATCATCAAGGGCAATGCAACAAGTGGAAGTGGGCGAATTGTTCTAAACTGTGAGCAAAACTCACATGGTATTACGCTGAAAGGGCCTGCACATAGTGCTAGCGCAACTTATGAACTTGTTTTACCCACAGGAGTGGGAACTGATGGACAAGTATTAAAGACTGATGGTGGAAATGGTGGCTCACCAAACTCGGTGCAATTAGCTTGGGTCGATCAAGCAAGTGGGGGGGGTTCTGCACCTACTGTGACAAGTGCTTCACCAAGTGCAAACTACACTATTTCTACACATGCAGATAATGAGGAAATCTATATTCTTACACCCTCTGCTGATATATCAGTTTTCTTACCTGCTGCATCTGCTTGTGGAAGTGGTTACAAGTATCAAATCAAGAATCTTGG